ATGAACGTACACGGCACTTCCTCGCATTGTGGATAGTCGTACCAACTCCAAACCACGTACACGCATATTGTCCGCTCGTACACGGTTTGCGTAATCCTGTGCCGTGCCGTGATTGTCAGCGGCATCAACCCCTCGCACTGCATCGGGTGCAGCCAATCGAGCGGGAGCGCATCGGATTGGTAGGTGCTGCCTTGAATCGTCCAGAAGAAGTCGAATCCTGTTGTGTCGGGGTGGGATAGATTGTCAAAGGTGAAGTTCGTGAACTCACCGTGGGGCTGTTTCCAATTGTCGGAGGCAGGTTCGATGTCGGGAACGGTCTGACCGTACATGGACAGTAGGAGGAGTAGGGTGTAGATTGTCATGGCGTTGCGTTAATCCTCCGGCTTTTCGTCCGGTTGGTGGTTCTCAATTAGATGCGGGATGATGTCATCCAACTTGATTTCGTTTATTACAAGGTCGAGCGGGAAGGTGTAGTCGATTAGATGAATTTCGTCGATATCGCCAAAGCCGTCTTGCTCCTGATTCCATAAGTATTGAATCAACATCTTGCACCCCTTAATCGTGTGCGTCTGTTCGTGTAGTGTGTATCGTGCCATATCGTATTGATTTATTCGGCTAAGTTATAAATAATTTAGAACGAACCAACCCGAACAAAACAATTTAGTTCGGGTTGGATTGGGTTTAGAACGGTAAGTCATCACCGCCCTGAACAGTACCGCCCATGCCGTCCGTCTTCGGGAGCGGGTCGGACGGTGTCGGTGCCGGTGCTGTACCGCTCGATTCAATTTTCCACCCTTGAAGCGATACGTAGTGTTTCCCGTTGTACTCGTTGCCACGAACGTCGATGTGTACCGTCACCTCTGCACCCGTGAATATCGTATCGAGTAGTGCCGTCTTGTCCTGCACAAACTGAATCGGAATGTCCTGAGGGTATTTCTCATCGGTTGTAACTACGATTTCACGCTTTTGGAAGCCCTTTGCTCCTACTGTTTCGGTCTGCCCAACCTGCTTTACTCTGCCTTGAATTGTCATTGTATTGTCTGTTTTAAAATGTTAACTAACTCATCCCGCTCGATGGCGGATTGTTCAATAAATTCGATTAGCTGCTGTTGAGCTATCTCGTCCGCCTCTATAACCTTCCAATATATCCGCAGCGAATCGTCCATGTCGAACTGAATAGGCTCGGCATAGTCGCCCATGTCCGGCTCGGCAAGGTATCGTACAAGATAGTGATTTTTGATTGGTTGCCCGTAGTATACCGAAGCAACAAGCATCTGCATCTGAGCCTGATAGAAATACTCCTTCGGACTGTTCTGATACTGAGGCTTAGCGTTCTGAATGATGTCGAGTTTTTGGTGCCAAAACTTACCAGTCGGACACTTCACGTCCACCGTTGCAAAGATTTCGCCCGTGAATGGGTCGGTTATAAGTCCGTCCGGTGTCGCCCCAGCATTGTCGCCATACTGCAGGAACTGGTCTGACTGATACTCAACGGTTAGACCCGATGCCGCCATGAATGCGTCTATTGCTTCCCTTTCGTGCCAGTTGCCGTGTTCGGTGTGGCGTGATGTGAATCCGGGTAGTTCGCAGCCTTGAACGATTTCGATTGCCTTTTCAAGGATGTACTTATCCCGTGTTGCCGTGCCGCCCCGTTCGCCTGGAACGAGTTTAAATATCTCCGAAGCCGTGAAGCGTCCGTATCGTTTAGGGTTGTTCGTCATTGTTTCGGTTTGTACTCGTTCAACTTAATTACATCCTCATCGCTCACCTCGAAGTGCGTCCTGAACGTGGCGGCATCCTTACCGCCCTGCACCGCTTTGATTGCCCCGTCCCATTTCGGGTGCGATTCGTTCAAGGTTGGTTTGCTCGGTAATGTCGGGCGGATACGTAACGCATCCACAACGTCGCCAAACGCTTTGACCTGTGCGACGTAGATGCAGACCTGCTTACCCGCCCATTGTTCAATCTCAGGGGTCTTGTGCAGTTTGGTGATAGCTTTGGCGTTTGTCCGGTTGCATATCATCGGTTTGCCTTCGGTAAAGTGGATGACGATACAGTCCTCTTTCTTACCGTCCGGACCGTCCACCGTTTCGAGTTGCACGGATTTGATTGTTAATACTCTTTCCTCTTTGGGATTGAAGTCATACGCCCCGATGTACTTCGGGTTGGTTAGTTTCTTCCAATGTGTCATGGATTATTTGTTTTTGATTTGACTTGCTTGTTTCTCTAATACCCGAAGCGAATGGTTTCGATTACGGGCAGATTCATAATGCACCCAACGAATCCAGTTGATGAAATCGGGAATGGGCTTGTCGGGTTGAACCGAGCGGAGTACGCAGATGCGGGTCATGGCTTAATCGTATCAAGGTGACGTGAATAGAGTGCTATCAAGCGGGGTATCTGCGACCCAGCCGTCTTCATCCTGTTTCGCTTTGCGTTGATGGTGTAGGGCTGCCAGTATTTTGTTAGTTCGGAATCGCTCAACTCGGACTGAATGTGTTCAATCTGTCTTGCGTTGGATTCGATTAGAGCGATGATGCGACACGCTTTATTGTGCGCTTTAATCTGCTCGTGGTGGTGTTGGATTAATAGTTTCGTGTTCATCGTATTTGATTTGATGCGGCTAAGGTAAGGCAATATTTATTTAAGTTCCAAATTATTCAGTAAAAAATTGTGCCGACCCATTCGAATCGGCACAACTCAAACCAAAATAACACAATGGAAATCTGCGCTGAATCGGGCAGACAGGGCAAATGTAAAATAATTATTCTAAATTATTTTGAAGTGTGAAAAAGTTGTTTAATCTTTGCCTCGTCAAACCAATTAAAACACAAGACGATGACAACTCAAGAAATCAAATCAGCACTATTAGAAGGTCAGAACTTCGCTAACGAATCAGCTAATTGGTTCTCACAATGTAAGCCTTCACACAATTTATTTCTGATTGTTATAGCTGAAAGAAATTTGTTTTGCAAGAACGTTGATAGCGCAGCAAAAAGAATCTCACAACTTTTGAAAAGGGGTTATTAATATGGAAAATCAAGAAATAACACCAGAAATTGTAAAAGAACTTTATAAAAAATTAGACAACAAACAGTTTTTTATAATTGCTTTCGGAACAACAAAATTTGACTTAGTATCAAACGATTTTTTAATTAAAATGTATAACTACTTAATTCGTAAAGTAAAATAACCCCACCCCTCTGGCAGGATAGCCGACCACTCCCGTATCTTAAGGGCGGTGATGTAACGAGCGGTTCGAGTCCGCTCAGAGGGCTAACAATTTAAAACCATAACACAATGCAAAAATTCAAGAAAGGCGACATCGTGCTGCGTGGTAAGCACGGAACAATCCCGCACAAAGTTACCGGGTACGCATCGCACAACATCGTGACGCTTACATCGTGCGACACGGGTAAGCCGTGCCAATCCCATCAGGACAATATCAGGCTGCAACGGGTCAAGGCTGAACCACCCAAGCCGACACCATCGTATGAGGTCGACTGGAGTAACGCTCCGGAGTGGGCTACCGTACATTGTTTTAATGAAAGCGGGGATGGATTTTTTATTAAAAATGAAAATGTAATTGCTCGTGGTGATGGATGTTGGTCTCCTTGCAATGGTTGGGAAAAATCAAAATTCACCCTTTCAAACGACCTCGACTGGAAGCAGTCACTCACCACAAGACCCGAACAGCCCAAACCCGAACCAACCATCGACGAACAAATCGAGGCGGTAAGGGCTGAACTCGAGCGGCTTGAAAAGATTAAGGAACGGGAAGTTGCCATTCCATTAAATTGGTTTAGTAATGATGACACTCGACCTGTATTTAAGGGAGTTGGATTTGCCCCGAACGGACTTGAAACACGCTGCCTTATGTTCAAAACGTCCGACATCGAACTACGCACACAACAGCACAACGAATACACCGTCCTAACCTTCCACCGCAAATGACTGACCGAATTAAATTCACCCACCAGAACGGCACCACCGCATCGGAATTGATTCGGGTTGCCTCGGAAAAATTCAAACTATCCGAAGCGGAGATAATGAGCCGGTCACGTACACGACCCATCCCGCAGATTAAGCAGGTTATCATGTGGTATCTCGTCAACCAAGAACGCATGAGCCTGAACGCTGCCGGTCAGTCGATGGGTTACGCCTCGCATTGCATCGCTATCCATGCGGTACGGCTCGTGGAGAACCGAGCGCACGACCCGCTGATACGGCACGTGTTCAAAAGTATCATGCCGGAGGGAACGGAATAGTTACTATATTGCAGCGTGAACGGTAGCCGACGGTCACGACATGACAGCATTGATTAAAACCCATTGGGGGATAGGCGGCTACCTTGAACCCAATGGGATTTTTTATACCCGAATAATGGAAGAACAACGCAGCCGAATCGGATGGTACGTGTCTTACTCAAAGACCCTCCGCAAAATCCAAGACCATACCCAACAACTCAGAATGATGTGGGCAATAGTTGACTATGGCATCTACGACATCGAGCCGGATTTTTCCGACGACGTACTGCTCGACGTTCTGTTTGAATCGGTTCGGGCAAACATTGATAGTTCCAAAAAATCGGTGGATGATGGCAAAAAGGGAGGACGTTCACAAAAAGACACCGACCCTTTAAAGGGGGGTTTAAAGGGGGGTTTAAAGGGTTCCGAAAAGGGTTTAAAGCAAGAAGAAGAAAAAGAAAAAGAAAAAATAAAAGAACAAGAAGAAAAAGAAGATAAGAAGAATCTCCCCCCTACCCCCCAGTCGGGAGGAACTTCTTCCAACCAACCCGAACCCGCCCCACCACCCAAACCCGTCAACGCCCTGTACAAATCCGTCGCAGGTAGGTTCTTCGACCTATACATCAAACGAGGCAATAAGGACGTGATGACATTCCGAGGGGTCAAAGCCCTTGAAACCCTCATCGACGAGATGGGATGCACACCACGTGATATTGACCGTGCCGTAGCGTTTGCCAAAGGAGGCGAACTGGGCGGATTCCAAGACCCGAAGTATAACCGGATATGGCAGCCCCACCCCGTGTGGAACAAGTCAGTATCGAGCCTCGAAGACCTGACCCTGACCGACCCGAACGGCAACCTACGCATCAACAAAATACTGGCCGACATGGACGCCGAAGCAACCGCAACGTTCAACCCCGTGCAGATGGGCGGGAGTTATATGTGATTATGAAACACGGTAGCTTATTTAGCGGCATCGGAGGGTTTGACCTTGCAGCCGAATGGATGGGATGGGAGAACGTTTTTCATTGCGAGATAGAGCAGTACAAGTGCGACAACCTAAAGTATAATTTTCCAAATGCAATTACATACCATGACATCACAAAAACAGATTTTACTATTCACAGAGGACACATCGACATCCTCACAGGTGGATTTCCGTGTCAAGACGCAAGTCAAGCCAAACAAGACGGCAAAGGTCAACAAGGGTTACAAGGTGAGCGAACAGGATTGTTTTGGGAAATGCTCCGGGCTATTCGGGAAATCAGACCAAATTATGTTATTGCCGAGAACGTCAGTAACTTTCTTAAAGTTAACGGAGGGCAAGACTTTAGAACAGTCCTCAGTGAATTGGCCGGATTGGGGTATAATGCAGAATGGCGAATTTGTCGAGCGTCAGAAGTCGGCGCGCCCCATCACCGTTCAAGGTTGTATTTGGTTGCTTACCCCAACAGCATCAGAATCACACAGGGACAAACTTTCTTTTCCCATGTATTCCAAACGCCATCACCGTTCTCCTGGAGGGCTTTCGGAACAACTGTACAGATTGTTCGGTCCGGTGCCTGGAAGAGTGAACCCCCAACTGTATGCGTGGATGATGGGATACCCGCTAAATTGGTTAGACAACAGTTGCACGGATACGGAAACGCAGTAGTACCGCAAATTCCATACGCAATTTTTAAAGCCATCGAACAATTTGAATTAATGTAGTACCTTACCGCCCCCAATAATCCACAATGCAATCAAAAAAATACATAATACCTAACGACGTCCTGCCCGACCTTCACGTCGAGTACAACTCAGGCAGTCCATACGGATATCAAACAGGCTTCGACCTGCTATTCAACAAACTCACCCTCCGCTCCGGGTTTTATTCGACTTGGTACGGATGGCCGCAGCACGGGAAGACCACCCTCGTCATAGCGTTCTGCACCTACATCGCCAAACTCCACAAGAAGCGGTTTCTCATCTACTGCCCCGAAGAGGGTGATGCCGTTGACATCGTGAAGCTAATCCTATCCACATGGACTGGCAAGGACTTTTACAACCGAAACGGTGGAACCAACCGCCTCACCCCGTCCGAAATTGACCGGGCAGTACTTGAGTTCAGTCAGTACTTCTACATTGTGCCGACCTACATCAAAGGATTCGAGGCGGCACTTAAGTACCTGAACGACGTGGAGGCCGAGATAGGTCAGCCGATTTGGTCGATGGTGATAGACCCGATAAACACACTCATCACCACACACGCAGGGGTGGCGGGGGAGTACGAGGAAGGGTACAGCCTCATCGAACACGACTGCCGCAAGAACAAGCGGCATCACATACTTGTCACCCATCCCGTGGACGACCCGCATAAGTCGTCGGAGCAAACGCAGGGTGCTATCAAGTTCTTACCGCCACCGTCCGCCAACAACCTGATGGGAGGTAAAACCCACTTTCGCAGAGGTCAACTCATGGTCGGGGTGTGGCGACCTAAGGCGGGGTTAACGAACAGCGCATCGTCAACGGGCGAAACGTACAAGGGCAACGAGGTCATGGTCTTGGTTCAGAAAGCAAAGCCCCGTGGCTCTTCCGTAGTTGGTGACTACCTGCTTCGCTACGACGAGTACCGGTGGAATTATTACGAACTTGATTCACACGGCAACAAAAAGTTCCCCGTGCCGATTGACGTGCCGCCACCATCGGTTCAAATTGAACTGCCTGACCTGCCAACCAAGCTACCGCCATCAAAAAGATTTGATACCTTTACGGGTAACGGATTGTTCGGAGGGCATCCGGACGAAGAAGTACCGTTTTAAACAATAAACCAATGGAACGATTAACAGCCCCAACAGGGCACTATCTCAAAGTAATGAATACTACCCCACCTAAAACGGAAGATGAGCGAATGTCGAGCCTCCTACGCAGCGCAAGGGCATACGAGGTGGAAATGGAAGCGATGCGAAACAGTCACGCTACGCTCAACCCCATTCCGTCCGACCTCGCCATGCGCTCACGGATGGCGACAATCCAAGCCGCCCAAGACATCATGCACCGGTACGCTGAACGCATCATCGCTCAACTCGATAAGCTGCCGCCCGAAAAGCAAGACGCATACCGAACGGACGCTACACAACTCATCTATGCCGCTCAGGTCATCTCCGACCTGCACCTCCAACATTCGGGGCAAATCGACATCATGCAGGAACTCATGACACGATACAGTCAGATGCGTAACAGCATCGAACGGTATCGGGGCGAACGACAACGGCTCATCGACGAGGTGAATAATTTACGGGAACATATTAACAACCTTATGCAGAACGAACAATAATTTTGCGTATCTTAGCCTCGGATTATTGGTTTAGCCGATGCACCTTCGTCACTCGTGGCAGGTGCATCGGTTTTTTTTGTAGCTTTGTAAAATGCAAACCGAATCTGTCAAAATAGGTTCCATTAAAAAGAACCCTACAAACCCTCGTATAATCAAAGACGAGAAGTTTGATAAGTTGGTAAAGTCTATTCAAGACTTCCCGCAGATGCTTGAGATACGCCCGATTGTCGTTAATAGCGATATGGTGATACTCGGAGGTAATATGCGTTACGAAGCCTGTAAGAAAGCAGGGTTAAAAGAAGTCCCAATATTACGGGCTGAGAATTTAACCGAAGAGCAGCAAAGGGAGTTTATTATCAAAGACAACGTTGGTTTTGGTGAATGGGATTGGAGTGCAATAGCCAACGAATGGGATGCTGAACAGGTTACTGAGTGGGGATTGGATTTACCTGAGTTTGGAAAGGAAGAACCCGAAGCAGAGGAAGATGATTACGAGATACCCGAAACAATTGCAACCGACATCGTGTTGGGTGATTTGTTTGAGATTGGGGAGCATCGTTTGTTGTGTGGTAACAGTACAAATCCTGACGACATCAATACTTTGATGATTGGTACTTATCCCGACTTAATTCACACAGACCCTCCGTACGGAATGAATGCCGTAAGTAAAAGTGGTGTATTAAAGCAGAACTATGGGACAGATATAATTGGGGATGATAATGCCGATATTGCAAAGGATGTTTTTACTTTGATTTACTCGCTTTATCCAAAATCCAAACAGATATGGTGGGGAGCAAATTACTATTGTTCCGTTTTACCCGATAGTGAATGTTGGATAGTTTGGGATAAGAATAACGGGGATAGTGACCAAACGGATTGCGAGTTGGCATGGGCAAATTTAAGGAGTGTCGTTAGGCAATTTACTCAAGCAAGTGAAAAATCAAATAGAGTTCACCCGACACAAAAGCCTGTTAGTCTTGTGGCTTGGATAATGAAGCGATTTAAACTTTCATCAAAAACAATAGCTGACTATTTTGGAGGGAGTGGAGTTACAATGGTAGCGGCTCAACAAATGGGAAAGAAATCTTTTTTAATGGAACTTGACCCGAAATACTGCCAAGTCATAGTTGACAGGATGCGAAAGTTAGACCCTAATATCGTAATTAAAAAGAACGGAATTGTAATTGAATAACTTGACAAAAACTGACACTCATAAAAAGGCAATGATAACAGCACTCGAAAAGTCTTTAGGTGTTGTTACAACAGCCTGTCTTAGTGTTGGCATTAGTAGGGAAAGCCATTATTCTTGGATGAAAGACGACCCTGAATATGCCGAAGCAGTCAGGTCAATCGAGGACATCGCTTTGGACTTTGCCGAATCGCAACTACATAAGCAGATGAAAGACGGCAACCCTACATCAACTATATTCTATTTAAAGACTAAAGGACGTAGGCGAGGATATACGGAACACTTAGAAGTCAAGCGAATCGAACCGATTGAAATTACAATCATAGATAAGATTGAGCAAACTGACAGCGACGAAAGTATTTAAGCGGATATTAAATTCGCATACCCGCTACGTCGTTAACGAAGGCGGTACACGTTCGAGCAAGACCTATTCGTTCCTTCAATGGCTTATCGCAGTTTACTGCATGGAGAACTACGGCAAACGAATCGACATCTTCCGTAAGCACTCAGCCACACACGTCGGAGCGGCACTCGACCAATTCATCGAAATAGCAGACGGCCTCAACCTGTACGACCCCCGGCAGCACAACAAGACCTTAAACCACATCGTGCTGAACGGCAACCTTATCCGGTTCAGCGGGATGGACATGAGCCAAAAGAAACGAGGCGTTGAACGTGAGATAGCTTTCATCAACGAGGCGAACGAGTTCACCCTTGAAGACTTCCGGCAAATCAAAATCCGAACAACCGAGCGCATCTTTATCGACTTCAACCCATCCGAGAAATTCTGGGTCCACAAGGGCGAACTAAACCAAAACGAAACGACGTGGATTAAATCGACTTACCTCGATAACCCGTTCTTGCCTCAGGAACTAATCGACGAAATCGAGCGCATGAAGTACATCGACCCTGACTTCTGGCGGGTGTATGGACTGGGAGAACTCGGCATACCTAAGGAGGCGGTGTACCCGTATTGGAACGTCACGCCAACGACCCGGGGCGAACGTATCGGGGTAGGCATGGACTTCGGTTTCACCAACGACCCCACCGCCATCATCGAACTGTGGAAGGATGGCGACGACATCATCCTGCACGAGGTCGCATACCAGACCGGACTAACTAACCCGGACATAACGAACGTAATCAAATCCATCTACACCACACCACCCACCATCGTGG